CCTACTTCTCCTGGTACGTCTACACGACCAAGTAACCCACGCAGGCTGAAATGGCACTCGCATCTGGAAACACGACCAACCTCATCTACTGGCGGGAGCGCGTTCCTGGCGTGCAGCCTGCTGCTCTTGGGACTGAGACGACCGGGCTCGAATGGGCTGAGGGCGACGACGCCAACAGCTTCAAAGTGACCCGGGCCTCTGGCGACTTCACGGTCGATGGCTTCGTCGAGGGCCACATCGTGAGTCTCTCGGCGTTCACGACGAGCGGCGGCAGTTCGCCGGTCTCGCCGGCGGACGGGGTGTACCGCGTCCGCTCTGTCGAGGCGGGCACCGTCGTCATCGAGGATACGGCCACCTCCACTGCGCTGAACGGGGGCACCACCGGCAGCGCTGGCACGATGCAGATCAAGCCCCAGACGCTGCGCGTGACCTCGATGAACATCAACCTCGAGCGCAACCTGCTCGAGTCTGGCGAGATCCGCAGCTCGGGGATGCAGAGCGACGTGCGCCACGGGTTCAACCAGATCTCGGGGTCGCTGGGCTTCGAGCTCTCTCGAGCTGCCTTCGACGACTGGATGGAAGCTGCTCTCCGGGGTCGCTTCACCACCGTCGCGGGTGTCAACAGTGGCTCTGATACGATCGCCGTGGGCGCGGGCATCGCTGGCACGGCGGTTTTCACCCGTAGTGCAGGCAGCTGGATCGCCAACGGTTTCCGCGTCGGAGACCTGGTCAACGTCGCGGCTGGCACTCTGAACGCGGACAACGTCGGCCAGTGGCGCATCCTCGCCCTGACCGCTACGACGATGACCGTCGAAGACCCGACGGACAAGGCCTTCGTGGAATCCGGCAAGAACGCGGTCGAGGACTTCACCCTCGCCGGCCGTCGCCTCGACGCGGGCACGACGAAGATCACGTTCGGCGTGGAGCGCCAGTTCACCGACATCGGCCAGTATCAGGTCTTCAACGGCGTCACGGCGGGCAACTTCCAGCTCTCGCTCGATCCGGAGCAGATCGCCACCGCCACGGTCGACGTGATCGGCCTCAGCGGCGGGGACATCTCCGGGACCTCGATCGTGACTGGCAACGTCCTGACCCCGCAGGTGGCCCCCTCGTTCTCTCCCTTCGCCTGGCAGGACGGAGCGGTCTACGAGGGCAAGGTGAGCAACGCGGTGGTGACTGGCGGCAACGTCACCGTCAACCCGCAGCGCTCGCTCGAGGCCGTTGTCGGGTCGCGCTTCTCGCCGGACATCTTCGAGGGCACGATGCAGGTCGAGGCCCAGCTGGACGCCTTCCTCGAGACCGGCGCGTCGCTCTTCGGGAAGTTCTACGACGAGACCGAGAGCCAGCTCTGGCTGACCCTGACGGATCCGGACTCGGCGACTGAGTTCCTGAGCATCGTCGTCCCGCGCACCAAGTACACCGGCGCGCAGCTGGACCCGCAGCAGGAGGGGCCGATCACCCAGAACCTGCCGTTCCGTGGCCTCGAGAAGGCCGTCGCGATCGGTGGTGGGACGGGCTACACCTCCATCACGGTCCAGGTGAGCAACGCCGCCGACGTCTTCTAGGCATCCGACCCGATCCATTCCCCAGCATGGACCTGACCAAACTCGATACGAGGCGGCGCGCGGAGGAGGGCAGCTGGCTGCACCTCCGCGAGCCGATCCACAACCAGCTGCTCTTCGCCGACGATGGCGATGAGCTCGGCGACTCTGGGGAGCGGCGGCCGATGCGGCTGAAGCTCCTCGGGGCCGACTCCGACACCCTTCAGAAGTACAGCCGCGGGCTCCTGGACGACCAGCGCCGTCAGGCGATGACGGAGGGCAAGAGCTTCCGCAGCTCGGACGAGGTCGAAGACGACCTGATCGCCCTCCTGGTGGCCGCCACGGTCGACTGCGAGAACATCCTCGTGGACGGCGAAGAGGTCGAGCCGATCAAGGCCGAGCTCACCGCGCTCTACGAGCGATTCCCGTGGATCGCGGAGCAGGCGATGCGCCGGATCCGTGACCGCGCGGCGTACCTAAAAAACTGACGGACGGGCTGCTGGAGTGGGCTCGGAAGCACTTCGAGTTCGCGACTCCAACAGCCCGAGGTTCCTCGAATCTGGCGGCGCACGTTCGCCAGCTGGCCAAGTCGGGCAAGGCACCAGAGTGGGCGAAAGACCTCAGCACCAGGACTCAAGAAGGGCCGCCCGCGCTGGAGGCCCTCTGGCGAATCTTCTGCGCCCTCTCACGACGCAGGAGGCAAGGCTTCGGCGGGCCCGAGCCCTTGTCCGATCTGGACGTCTTGGCCTGGGAGCGTGGGTACAGCTGCGAGCTGATGGTCTGGGAGCGCGAGCTGCTGTTCGACCTGGACGCGATCTTCCTCGAGGTGTGGCATGACCGATCTCGCAAATCTCGAGATTCAGATTCGCGCCAGCGGCATCGAGGCCGTTCGCCGCGCTCTCGGTGATCTCGCAGCCGCTGCCGATCGAGCCGAGAAGAGCGTCGACTCGATGGTCGACGAGGTCGAGGGCATCGAGCGAGGCTCTCGGGGCGCGGGCCGTGCTGTCGACCGACTCGGCGGCGAGCTCGATGCGGCGGGGAAGAGCGCCAAGAAGGCCGGCCAGGAAGGTGGCCGTGCGGCCGACAAGATCGACGAGCTGGACACCAGCTCGAGGCGCGCGGCCGACGGCACGCGCCAGCTGGATGAGTCCGCTGGGCAGCTCGGACGGACAGCTGGGGGGCTGTCGGGGTCGCTGGGCGGACTCTCTACCATCCTCGGGACCCTGGGCGGCGCGGTGTCCTTCGGGGCCCTTGTCGGCACCCTCACGGAGTTCGAGGACGGCCTGGTCGGCGTCAGCAAGACGACCGGGATCGGCGGCGATGCTCTGGCCGAGCTCGAGGCGGGGATCGAGAGTCTGGCCACCCGCTCGAGCGCGTCGATCGCCGACCTCTTCGGGATCGCCCAGGCTGCGGGCCAGCTGGGCATCCAGGGCGGCGACTCGATCCTCAAGTTCACCGACGCGGTCGCCAAGCTCACGGACGCTGCCCCCAGCCTGCGGGGTTCGTCGGAGGAGACCGCCCTGGCCCTGGCCAGGATCCTCGCGGTCACGGGCGAGTCGACGGATAGCGTCACCGCTCTGGCCTCGACCGTGGCGCTGCTCGGTGACAGCTTCGCGACGGTGGAGTCGTCGGTGCTCACGACGGGCCTCGAGGTCGCCAAGGCCGGCGCGGCCTTCGGGGTCTCCGCGCAGGAGGCCCTCGGCCTGGCCACGGCCTTCGACGTCATCGGCACCGAGGCCGAGCTGTCGCGCTCGAGCGTGGTGCAGGTCTTCTCCGCGATCACGAAGGCCGTGGCCGAGGGTGGCGACCAGCTGACCGGGTTCTCTGCCTCGGCCGGCCAGACTTCGGAGGCCTTCGCGCGGCTCTTCCAGGAGTCGCCGGTGGCCGCGCTCGAGCAGTTCCTGGCCGGCCTCGGGCAGCTCGACGCCGCAGGTGCCGAGACGACCCTGATCCTCGACGGCCTGGGCCTGAGCTCGGTGAGGCTCCAGCCCACCCTGCTGACGCTGGCCAACAACTCGGACATCCTTCGGGACTCGCTGGCCGCGGCGGCGGCTGAGTTCGAGAACCCGACCAAGCTGGCCCGGGAGTTCGAGGCCGGCTCCGACCGGCTCGGCGCTGCGCTTGGCCGCCTGGGCAACACGGCCAAGATCGCCGTGGACAACTTCGCAGACGACGGCACCGGATTCGCCGGGGTTCTGCGCGTGGTCGTCGAGCAGGCGACGGACGCGGTCCGAGTGCTGGGTGGCCTCGACGACGAGGTCCAGGGCTCGAGGGCCGCGGCGGGCGCTGCCGCTGGAGTCTTCGCCGGGCTGGGCACCGCGGTGGGGGTGTACGCCGCTGCCGCAGGCACCGCCAGGGTCGCCACGCTGGCCCTCAACACGACGCTGCTTTCGACCCCGGTGGGTGCTGTCGCGGTGGCCGTCGGCGGTCTTGTGGGCGCTCTGGTGACGCTGGACGCGACCATCACCGAGGTCAACGGCAAGCAGGTCAGCCTGATCGACGACCTGAAAGTGCTCGGCCAGGCCTTCCTGGATGCTGGCAACGACGCGGCAACCCTGCCTGGGGAGGTCAGCTCCGCGATGGGAGGAGTCGCCCAGGTTGTGGGGGCTGCGGTCGACGGCCTGATCGGCCTGCTGCTGGCCCCGTTCGAGATCCTCCAGCAGAACCTGGACGACCTCTCCGGTCTGCTCGACATCTCGGTGAAGGTCCGCGAGGGCGACCTGGCCGGTGCGTTCGACAGCATCAAGCGCCTGGGGGATAGTCTGGATGCTTTGACCGGCGAGGACGGGGAGTTCGACATTGGCAAGGCGATCTCCCGTGCGGTGCGGGCCGGTGCGGACTACGGCATCGGGCGTGGCTTGGCCACGGACATTCAGGCCGAGCTCGATCAGACGGTCTTCGATATCTCGGTCGCCGCCGATCGGGTGCGCCTCGCCGGTGCTGCTGGCGGACAGGCAACCCCGGGGGGCGATGATGGCGGCGCTGCCCCGTTGCCGGACATCACTCCCGCTGGGGTGGCCGGCCTTGAGGAGCTGGCCGCCCGCCTCGCGCAGCTCGGGCAGTCGAGTGAGCCGGCCCGCGGTGGCCTGTCGGCCCTGTCGCAAAGCGTGCTGGGTGTCGGCCTGGCTGCGGCCGGCGCTGCCCCCGAGCTCGCACGTCTCGCCCAGGAGCAGGAGGAGCTCGCGCGCTCCCAGGATCAAGCCCGGGGGGCCGCCGCGGCGCTCCTGGGTGCCCTCCAGGGCGAGGTGGCAGACTTCGGGCTGTCGGGAGCCCTCCTGCGCGACCGCGACGCTCTGGCGGAGTTTGAGGCGGCTCTGAGCGCCACCGGGTACTCGGCCGAGGAGGCCGCGCGGAAGCTCGCGGAGTTCCAGGGGTTGCTCGGGCAGCGGGCCAGCCTCGAGGGCTTCGCAGCGAGCCAGGAGGTGCTCGCCGGCCTGGCTCTCGACCTCGAGGATCTCGACTTCGCGCTTGAGCAGGTGCTGCGGACCGGTCCTGAGGCCCGCAAGGCAGCGGCCCTTCGCGAAGTCGGGGCGGCGCTAAAGGAGGCGGGCGTGTCGGGGGATGGGGCCGCGGCCGTCCTGCTCGAGTTCGAGAGCAAGCTGGACCGGCTGACGGACCTCGAGCGGATCAAGTCCGTCGCCGGAGGCTTTGCGGACGCGCTTGGCCAGGGGCTCAAGGACGTAATCCTGGACATCGAGAACGCCGACGAGGCTTTGAGGAATCTCGCCGGCCGCCTTGGCGAGGTCGCACTTGACCGCCTGGTGATCGAGCCGTTCGTAGAGTTCGCCGCTGATGGGATCTCAGATCTTGGCCAGTCCTTTGTCGGATCTGGAGGCGCAGAGGCGGCTGGCGACGCGCTGGCCGAGGTGGCTGGGGAAGGTGCTGGCGCTGCTCAACTTGCCGCAGCAGCGACGGGGCTACAGGCCAGTGGCCTGACCCTTCAGTCTGCAGGTAGCTCTGGCCTGGCAGCTGCTGGTGCCTTGCAGGGGGCTGCCGCTGCGCTCTCTGGTGCCGCAACGGCTCTTGCCGGCTCTGGTGGCTCGGCAGCAGTTAGCGGTGCCGCAGGTGTCGCGGCGGGTGCCGCTTCCGGCAGCGCTCAGGGCAACGCCTTCGGCGGCGGTGGCGTGATGGCCTTCGCCAGCGGCGGCGCGTTCGGCGGCCTGCGGGGCAGGTTCGGCGACGTGATTCGCTCTGAAGTGGCTTTCCCGATGGGCATCGCGGGCGAGGCTGGTCCCGAGGCGATCATGCCCGGGCGTATGGCCGGCGGGCGCTTCCTGGTGGGCGCGGTCCAGGATGGGCGTCGCATGGATCTCCCCCTCGGGCGAGATGGCAGCGGCGACCTGGTCGTGGACATGGGCTCGAGGCGTTTCGCCGAGGGCGGTGCCTTCGGCCCGAGCTCGCTGAACCTGCCCTTGGTTGGCGGCGCTGCGGGCTCCTCAAGCCGCGAGGCGGGCTCCACGATCAACTTCAACTACAACATCACCACCCCGGACGCGGACAGCTTCAGGCGTTCTCGCGGGCAACTCGAAGCCGACGCTCGCCGGCGGATCAACGACAGGAGGCCCTAGTGTCGTTCCACGAGGACGCGATCTTCCCGACCCGGATCAGTGCCGGCTCGAGGCGCGCGCTGAGGTTCAGCACGGCGATCGTCGAATCCGACGGTGGTGCTGAATACCGCATTCCCCGCTACACCCAGCCGCTGCTGCGCTTCACCATCGACGACAACCTGCGGAGCCAGCAGGATGCCTACGACTTGGTGGAGTTCTTCTGGGCTCGCCAGGGAGCCACCTACGGCTTCCGCTTTCGTGACTGGGGCGACTACGCCACGACGAGCTCGGGGACCACGGCCGCGGGCGAGGCCGTAACGGCGACCGATGCGATTCCGGTCCGCATCTCGGACGACGACACCGGCGGCGTCGGCGACGGGAGCTCCACCCAGTTCCGCTTGGCCAAGCAGTACACCTCGGGCACCACGGTGAGGTGGCGCAACATCACGAAGCCCGACGCCTCGACGGTGCTCGTGTCCCTCGATGGGGTCCTCCAGACCTCCGGATACACCCTGGACGACACGACGGGGATCGTGACCTTCTCGAGCGCCCCTGGTGCGGGCGTCGAGGTTCGCTGGGGGGGCCAGTTCTATGTTCCGTGCCGGTTCTCAGCTGATACCGACAACGACGGACTGGTGTCGAGCGCGGAGGACTTCGACGCAAACACCTTCTCGCAGGTCGTGATCGAGGAGATCCGCGGCCAGATCGCGGTGGGGGAGGTTGCGAACCCCGGCGGCTCCGCGACCTTCGACCCGATGACCGACGACGTCCAACTGGGGATCGGCACCGGACGAGCGATTCTCGTCGATCCCGACCAGGCGGGCAGGTCTCTGCTTTTGCCTGGCACGCTCGGCCTTGGGGCCGGGATCGGCCACTTCTACATCAAGAACCTCAGCGCCTCGTACACGGTGGCGATCCGGTACGCCGGCTCGCTGGTGCACACGCTCGCGACCTCGAGCTACGCCGAGGTGGGCCTGCTCAAGAACTCTGCCGGCGCATACGAGTGGGTGGTGTTCTCGTGAACGCCCGCCAGTTCTTCGGCGGGAGCATCCGCCGCATCCTGACCTCGGACGCGACCCTCGTGATCGAGGAAGGGCGGCTCCAGGTGTTCGAGGCCACGGGGGGCGCGACCCGTTCGCTGGTGCTCAAGGATGCAAGGGAGTACGCCACCGGCCCGCGGCTGGTGACGGTCGTCAACGAGGGCGACCAGGCCATCGCCGTAAGGCGCAGCGACAACACCTTCCTGGGTGGCATCACCTCGGGCCAGGCGGCCACGATCGGGCTCGCGGACAACTCCACGGCGGCGGGGGTGTGGACGCTAGACGTCAGGACCGTGGACATCACGGCACCCTGGAACATCGTGCACATCAACCTCGACGACCCGGGGCGCAGCGAGTTCGGCCAGTATCACCCGACCTTCGACGGCAGGACCCCCACGGTCCCGCTGAACAGCTGGCCGAGCGCCAACCACCCCTACCCGACGATGGCCTGGCTCGACGAGAAGGCCGAGGAGGGGATCCGGTTCGTGCGCGCGAGGCAGTTCGCGCGCTGCTCGCCCTCGAGGGCAGCCAACCTCACGGGGCGGTATCCCCACGTCTCGCTCGCCCATCCTCACGGCACGCAGGTCGGCAACATCCCGCAGCAGGACGGGATTGACGCGGACAACCCGCTGGTGCTGGGAGTGCTCTCGAGCATGAACCCGTGGCCCAAGGTTCTGCGGCAGGCTGGCGGCCGTCACGCCACGCTGCACGTGGGCAAGCTCCACGCCTCCCGCCACGAGTACATCGGCGGCCAGGCCGTCGAGACCGACTTCGCCCAGATCGTGACCGAGGTCGGCTTCGACGAGGCTTACAAGACCGAGCTCGGCACGCAGACGAACCCCACCGAGCCGTATCGGGGCTACTTCGAGTTCAGCGCCAAGCACGTGGACGGGGAGGGCACGGTCACGGACCTGAACGTGGACCCGCACCACTACTACCTGACCTGGGAGCTCGAGAAGATCCAGGACTGGCTGGACGGCAAACTGTCCGCGGACGAGAACCAGCCCTTCTTCCTCAACTGGTGGACGAACGCTCCCCACGGGATCATGCCCGCGATCCACTCGCACATCGGCCCTCCGGATGATGCGACCGCGGTCAACTCGGTGGGGTCTCTGGCCGGCGGCAACGCTGGCGAGAGCATCATCCAGGTGCAGGCTGGACAGAGCGGCGTGTGGAGCTCGAGCGGGTACGCCGCGGGGCAGTGGATCGAGCTGACCGGGTTCTCTTGGTCAGGGCTGGCCAAGCGCTTCCTGATCCTCGAGGTCGCCGCCGACAACCTGAGCCTGATCGTCGCGGACGAGAACGACGAGATCGTCTTCGACAACGGCTACACCGGCACGGTGAAGCGGCTGAAGCCGTTGCTCCAGAGCGCGGACTACGAGGAGCAGATCCCGTTCGCTGCCGGCGTGGACGGAAAGGTCAACAAGACCCTCGTCAAGTGGAACACCTTCCAGGAGGTGGGGCCCGGCTACGACGAGTTCGGCGTGGCGAGCTCGCCGTTCGACGAGGACGCGGTGGGGTACGAGTACGGTCCCGAGGGGGCTGCCAACGTCCTGTTCAGGCGGATGCGCGCGAACCTCGAGGCCTGCGACACGCTCTTCTCGATGCTCGAGGACTGGCTCGAGACGAACTACCCGGCCGCCGCGGCTCGCACCCTCTGGATCATCACCAGCGACAACGGCGTGAGCGGTCAGAACATCACGCCGCAGGTGGATCGAAAGTGGGCGAGCGTCGGGGCGCAGTACACCGCGGTGATCCCTCCGACCTCAGACGGCACGATCAACGGGGACCTCTACCACTTCCCAGACGACGGGAAGAACGACGTGGCCGAGGAGGGGATCCTGGTCCCCCTGATCGTTTGGTCTTCCCAGCTGGATGGTGCCGTTCAGGGACAGGACTGCGACCAGCTGATCGACGCCACGGACTTCTACGCGACGTTCCTGGACCTGATGGTGCCCCACTGGAGGGATGTCCTGGGTCCGGTCGAAGCGGCCAAGGTCGATGGCACCAGCTTCGCCCCAGCGATCTACGACCTAGCGCACGAGCCGCGGGCCTACTCGCTGCACATGATCTACAAGCCCTCCCCGCAGATCGAGGGCAGCCTGACCCGCATCGAGCGGGCTGTGATTGACCAGAACAACTACAAGCTCATCAGGAGCTACGACGAGACGGTTGACCCTGTTGTGGACAGCTGGGAGCTGTACAGCCTCTCGCAAGACCCGCGCGAGACTTTGAACCAAATCAACAACTCCGCATTCGCGCAGATCTACCAAGACCTGCGGGCAGCGTACCTTCGCCTGGTGGGGAACCTGGACTGATGTCTCACGCCTTGTCTCCTGCGATGGACGCGCTGAGGCGTCCGCCGGTTCTCTTCCTGGCAACTTGCTGGCGGCTGACTCGAAGAGATGGATTCGTGCTGCGGCTGACTGACGCCGACTCTGAGCTTACGATGGCAAGCGGCGAGGTCTTTACGCCAAGCAACGCAGCTCAGGCGACGGCCTCACGGTCCGAAAACGACCTTGAGAGCCGCAGCGTGGAAGTCGCAGGGGTCCTTGACTCGTCCGCCATCTCTGACGTGGACATTCGCGCGGGCCTGTACCGCGACGCGATGGTCGAGTCTTGGGTGGTTGATCGCAGGTTCCCGTGGCAAGGCCACTACCAGTTTGTGCGCTACTGGATGAGCGCACCGACCTTCGACAAGGACAGGTGGCAAGCGGAGCTCCGAGGGTTTGGCTCACGCATCTCCGGACAGGTTGGGGAGGTTGCCAGCAAGATGTGCAAGCACGAGCTCGGTGACGGCTATGGGAAGCCCTCCGGCGGATGCAAGGTGGACCTGTCGCTGTTCACCGTGACCGATCTCGAGGTTGTGGATGTCTGGACGGATAGCCCCGAACTCGTTTTCACCCTGGATCACGACTCCGTGAACGCGGACAACGCCTACGCCTTGGGGAAGATCACCTGGTTGACCGGAGCGAACGCCGGCCGCATTTCGAGGGTTCGATCGGATGCCAAGGTAAATACCAACCAGCAGCTCATCACCCTGCTCATCGGGACAGAGGCGTATGTTGCTGTTGGGGATAGGTGCAACCTCTCGCTGGGCTGCAACAAGTTGTCCGGGTGGTCACCGCAGGACACTTCCGGGCACTGCAAGAACCGCTACGGAGTTGGGGGCGAGCCTCGCCCCGAGTTCGGAGGGGACCCGTACATTCCTGGATCGGGCAAGGTGCTCAGGCGGCCCCTGTGACTGGACTGGCCGCAGCTGCTCGAAAGCACCTCGGCGCGCGCTATGTGGCCAGGGGTTATCAGCCGGGGTTGGGGCTGTGCTGCTACGGCCTTGTCCGCGCGGCTTGCGCAGAGCTTGGCCACGAGCTGCCTGACTGGAAGGTCGCCCGCCGTCTACTTCGACTGAGCCAGGAAGAGATCGAAGAGCGGCTGCCTCTTCGCCTGGTTCCGGGCATTAGAGAGAACGCCATCGCCCTGATGTCTAACGGGGGGGGACCTCCCAACTCGAGGGCGCTTCATCTTGCAATCGTCGGCCGCAGGCGTCAGCGGTTGACAATGATCCACACCAGCAGCCATCTCGGTCGAGTGGTCGAAGAGCCACTCCTGGCTACTGCTTACCAGTCCTCGACGACTTTCTGGACTCTCAGCGCATCATGGGCCAGCTGTTCCTGACCGTTATTGGATCCGCAGTCGGGGGGCCGCTCGGTGGAGCAATCGGAGCTGCGCTCGGAGCCTACCTGGACAAGGAGTTCTTCTTCCCTCCGCAAGATGTCGAGCCGCCGAGAACGGCCGGAGATCAGCGCACCCAGGGGGCCTCCGAGGGCATGGGACTGATCTACGCGATCGGCCCCCAGGTTCGAGTGCCGGGCAAGATCGTGTACACCGGCCCTCGGTCGATTCGCGTGCGGTCGGACGGTGGGGTCGAGGAAGACATCCTCATCGACATCGGTCAGGGTGTAGCGGGTGACGGGCTCTTCTACAGCGACGCCACTTCTGGCTGGCTTCGCGACGTCTACGCTAATGGCCAGAGAATCTTCAATGTCTCCCCGAACTTCGAGCAAGTCAGTAATCAGGTCTTTGCGCGCGTATTCTTTTATCAGTATTTCTCTCAGGAGGGTA